CCTGTACTCTCCTTAAATTAAGTTAAAAAGCTTGTAATATCAGATATTACAAGCTTTTATTATTCTTCCGCACGGCATTTACACGGCATAAAAATAATAAAGAGCAATTTCCTAAATTGCTCTTTATTATTTCAAAATTTCAATTGGTTTTACTCCCTGCTCAACACGCTTTGTATTAGCAATGTTTCTCAGACTAATAGAGACCTCATTTGCATTTTTTATATATGGGAGTGTTTTCACCGTTCCGTCGGTAAATGTAACGTAAATATAGCCTCCGCTAAATATATTTTCTCTTGAAGAAATGTTTTTAATACGATAAAGGTCAATGTTTTCTTGTCTTTTATTAATCAAACCATGCTTATAAACAACTACTCCAGCTTGATTGTCTAAATAATAATCTGTAGAGTAAATATCAATTAATTTTGGAATAGCTAAAATAAAAGCAGTAATCCAACTCCAACATAGGGTAGGTACTATGGCACGCCAATCTTTCTCATAAATAATATTCATAATTATTTTCCTTCTTAAATTTAAAATACTTAATTCGATTATCTGCTTTATACATACACTTTTCAATTTAATTATAATTAATTTTACAACAAAATAAACCACCCAGAAATTAATCTGAGTGGCTTATTTGATATATTATTTAAATTTTCCCATTGATTTGCCGTACTTATCCTTGCCCACAATATAGCCATAACCGTTAGCGCGTGGCTGTCTAAGCCATAGTCGCTTAGGACCTTGCAGTACTGCGTCATATTTAATAGCACTGCCCTTTGGCAATTTAGCAAAAGCTGGTGAGCTAATATGTGGTGAGGTATGCAGTTTGAGAGCTTTTCCTAAAATAAAGGTACCAGGCTTTTTAATCCAACCTGATTTTTTGCTGGCACTTTTAGCTGGTGCTTTTGCTGCAGTAGCCTTACCACCTACTCCATTAGCTATATCATGTGCGAACTGTACCTTGCTAATGCCAATGCTTAATAAGTAGCCATAAGGATCGCTGTGGTCTGTATTCCCTAAATTATGAGTGATCCAGTTATGTGTCTTAACACCACGTTTAGCTCCAGTATCAAGCGTTAACGGAATACCGTACTTTTTAGCATATTCACGGATCAAGCCAATATAGTTACGGTAGGCTTTCTTAGCTCGTGTCTTATTACTGAACTCACAAAGTTCGATTTGCATAGGTGATAATTGATTACCATAATAACCACATCCCCACGCTACATATCCTAGACCACCTACTAGGTAGCATTCTTTATCATCCACTACCAAATGGACATAGGTTTGTGCGGTGTTAATACCAGCCTTCATATTGTGGGCAATAGCCCACGCTTCACCATTTGGAGTTGCCGTTGAGTGAGCTACAATAATATCTCTTTTAGCCAGAGTAGACGCACCCTCATTAGCCGACAGTGCATACTTTTTATTTAATTTCATCTTTTGTTGCTCCTTCCTTGTATGCTTTTTCAATCATCCCTTCAGCTGTTTCTTTTGTTATATTCGCCTTAGATGCCTTAGCCTGTTCTAGCAGTGCGTCAGTGGCTGCCTGCTTCTTCTCTGCTCCCGTGATATCGGTATGTGTTGCCTGTTGCGTAACGATATATTGCGCTACGTCATACAGCCACTTCATTTTTTCAGCAAATGCTGGATTGTGTTGTTTGGCGTATGGATAAGCAGCCACAATACCAACAGCCAATATGACGATGTATGGGAATAACGCTTTTATAAAATCAATAAATTGTGCCATTTTAAATTCCTTTCAATAAAAAAGAACACTAAATAGTGTTCTCTAACTTCTTTTTTAATTTTTCGTACTTATCCTGTATTTCCAGTCTTTTTTTACGTTCATAAAGATAATCCTGTTTAAAATTATCTCTTTCAACCTTGAGGTTCTTAATAATGTCGTCTGTGTCCTCTTTATGAGATGTATGAGTAACGGCTAAAAAGGTAGCAGCTGCTTCGATTAGTGTCCCTAATACATAAATTATGGTACTAACATCATGCACACAACCACCTCTCTAACTTTGATATATACAATATAGGCACAATATTGAAATTACTGTTTCACCTATAACTGTTAAATCCATACGATACTCACCAGCTCCAAAAGCGTGTCCTAACTGTATGCCGATTAAAAACCACATTGTCCAAGCACCAACAATTAAAATAAACATACGCCAACCCCTATGTTTTTTAGTAAATAGAGAATCAAGCATAATTAAAAGACCTAGTATTATTATTGCTAGGTCTAATCTTTTATCGTTCATAAACATGGTCCATTCTGGTGGCCAGAAAAAATAGTTTCTGTTCATTAGTAGAACTGAACCAATTGCAGCAATGGCTACACCTGCTATAGTCTGGTCATGGTTATCGTTAATATTACTTGACAACTGGTGCAACATAATTATCACCCGTTATATCTGTGTAATCTTTATCAGTTAGCCAGCCTAGTTGTACAAAATAAGCTACATCGGAATTAACATAAATTTTAGACTGATAAAATTGAGTTACTAATATCTTGTATATATTATTGAACATTGGTACTGCCCCCATCCAGTGTGCTATCGGTAGTATTAGCTTTGGGACTAGTAGCAGCACCGAGTAGCTTCAGCATTTGTGCCTGCCCGCTGGCCAGGCTTGACAATGCATTTTTGAGGTCTTTATTCTCACTTTGAACCGCAACATTGTTTTGCCGAACACTTTCAATCGTTTTTTCAACACTAGCTAAACGGCTACTAGTGCTAGCATTATCGTTATCAATCCACACATGCTTGATCTTGTCCCACTTGGGTCTAATAAAGTCAGCTGGTGGTGCTTCTACGATTATTGGATAGAAATTAGTTTCATGTTTTTGGAACAATAAAATAGGCTCACAATCGATTTCATTATTGGAAATAAAACCCATTTGAGCCCATAGACCACTTTCATCTAATATTTTTTGCTTTTCGGCCATCTGATCTTGCCAGCTTGGCTTATTTGTTGTTTCTTCTGTCATTTTATGTCTCCTTTTATAAATATTTTTCTATTGGTAAATCTTCATATGTATTTTCACTAAATAGATATATGGCAATGCCAGATGTGTTCATAGCTTTAAATGAATAAAAAATCTTATTTGGATTAATATAATTATTAGGATCAGATAGCTTGCCGCCATAAATTTTGCAAATATCTGAAACTGTGCCTTTATAAACTTCAGAACTAAAGACATGTGTTCTACCCACGGTAGAACCAAGGTAAACACCATTCTGATTTACATTGCCTACTACGCGATAAGCCTTTAACACAACGTTATATAATAAGTAATCGCAATAAGTATCACTTGGAATGATGAAGCAGTTCTCTAAACATTTAAAACGTGTGCCACCGAGAAAAAGGTTATTAACTTCATTACCATTAATTAACATGAAGGCACCACCTCCATGTTATATATTAATTGTAAATAGAAGGGACTATTTACCCCCCCATTTTTGCTATACGGCTCGTAATTGCTTAAATCTTTCGATTTAACCCAAAAAGCGCCTTGTTGTACATCAACAAAGCCTGTTGTGTAGTTGATTCTGATACAACCATGCATTAGAAAATATTCTTCATTTTCAAAAACTATTCTTTTAAAAATTGGTACCGGATTATACCACCAGGTGTTAGAACTAGCATATATATTGCTACCACATTTTCCAAAGTAATTAATACTACCGTCAGATTTTAAAGATGGATAGTACCAAGTAAGATTGTCATACATCGTTTGATCAAAGTTAAATAACGGTCCAATTGCATTAATAGCTGAAAAATTTTGACCATTTAGAAAAAGATTGTTTACATCTTGATCATTTATTTTCATTAAATCATCCCCTTTATTACGGAGTACCCGTTAATATTTGCGGATTAGCTGTTGAGTATTTCTGACCATCTGTCAAGGTATCGGCATAGTGATATGCTACCTTCGATTTTTGCTCTTCCATCTCATTTTGCAAAGTAGTAATGTCCTGCTGCATTTTTGACACGTCCGGAATTGCAATAGCAATGTTACCCTTATCATCTGGACTAATATTATTAACAGTAACTGGTCGTTTGTTAATTTCAGTTTTCAAGTCATTATGTGAAGAATTAGCATCTTCTTTGGTCTCATAATTAGAAAGGTCAGGTTTAGGAATATCAATATCAATATTGGCCACACCCTTATCGTCAGGACCAACTGCTGTACCGCCATTAACACTAATTTGTTTTAACGTGCCAGCATTTTTAAGCTTTTCATCAATTGTCGCTTTGTCATAGAATTTTTCTAAATCTTCTTTTAGCGCATATTTTGTAAAATCAACACCTTTGATTTTATCAACAGCATCCATGGCAGAATCGATTGCTGATTTTAAATCAGCTTGATTTTGTTCAGCGGCTGTTAGTTCATCTGTTACTGTCTTAATTCGTTCTTCAAAATCTTTTAAAGCGGAGTCTTTCCATTTATCATAATCGGATTGATAACTTACTAATTCATCATCAAATTTTTGATTAAGTGTACTAAGAAGCTCATTATATTTACTCTGATATTCAGCAAATTGGTTAATCATAAGATTTAGCTGGCTTTCAAATTGTTGTCTAGCTTCATTTAAACGATTAATTGCTTCTTGCTTAACTTCATTACTTGAATCAGTCATTTGATTGATCGAAACTTTAGCATTTTCGATATATTCTTCAAACTTTTTTTGCAATCTTTCTAGTGCTGAAACATAGCTGACAGATCGTTCTTCATCGGTAAACTTAGCTTCAACTTGATAACTAAACTTTGTGGTAGAAGCAACAATATTATTGATATTATCTTTAACATAAAAATAACAGGGTACTGAACCCGTTTTTTGTGTTATCTCATCTGGTAACAAGAAATACCAAATATTGTCTTGTTCCGTAAATCTTTCTGGTTCGTTTTCTACCTCTATTATTTGACCATCAGGCTTAGTAGCACTAAAACAGAGATTTTCTGCCTTTACATCATATTCATTCCACGCATTTGTTAACCTAAAGGGCTGACGATAACCTTTGTCACCCTGATACATTAGTTTTGCAGGAGCCACCCAACTCTGCATTTTTTGAACATCAAGGTTCAAGATCGGGTTATTAGGATTTTCTACCATCTGTTTCACTTCCCTTCAACTTATTTTGTAATTCTTTTAATTGTTTTTTAGTATCTGCCAGTTCTCTACTCTGTTTTTGATAAGCCACACGAAGAGCAGCCAATATTTCAATCTTATCTCTAATAATTGCAGCCATTTCGTCGGCTAAAACTTTAAATTCATCACTCATTTTAACGAACTCGCTTTCACATACGAAGAAATGTTATTTGCCGTTATTACCGTACTGTCGCCAATTCTAGCAATATTTGGCCCGATTGAGGTTACATGGTATCCATCACTAATCATTATCTGCCCTGAGGAAAGCATCGATTCATAATTCATTGACTTGACCCAAACAGCTCTACCCCCATCATTAGGCCACAAATTACCAGGTGGATCAGTGCCGATACTTACTGTCATAGAGCCACCTGGTGTGGTTGATACAAGAGAACCGTTCATTTGTAAAGCGTCAATTTCCATTGCACGTACTCGAATACCATCAATCATATCAGCTGCTATTTTACCCTTTGTGATCGCACTATAAGCACCGTTAGGACCAATAAATTCAAGGCCATTTCCATTCATTCGCATGTATGACCCATCATAATTCTCAGCTGTAAATTCTTGAATGTTTTCAGGATTGTATGGGTCTCGCCGCAACTTAATTGGACCTGAACCAGGAGATTCAATTTCACTGCGAATTTGTTCAAAGTCAGCATCTAATTCTTCTGCCCGACTATTAACATCTTCAATTCTTAAATTGGTAATATTAAGTTTCTGCATCAGGTCAGCTTGTAGTTTTTCCCGTTCTTCACCCTCGACTTGTAATGATTGGTGCAATTCACCATATAGTGATAGATTCTTTTTATCTGACTCTTGAATGTGTTGGTCGGCTGTTTCAACAGCCTGAGTTATATTGCTCGAAATTTCCTGTTCCCTATCAACCTCTGCTTTGACTGTAAGGTTTCCAATGTCGACTTCTGTGTTTCTGTTATCAATCAAGTCACGTACAATCTTGATAACTCTGGACTTAATAGTAAAACGTTGAGGTGTAAATGAAACTGCTGTTACCACATCTCCCAGGTTAAGATTACCAGCTTTCGCAACGGTTGTTTGCACCTCAATCTGTGGATTACACAAAGTTAGCAATTCTTGATATGTTTTTCTGAGCAACTCATTTTTATCTTTTTCATTTTGAAACTCCAAAACCGTCATCCGAGGCTGTCTGTTTCCTTTATTGTCAAGCCAGCCCCACTTTTGAGTTGCTTCTGGTATTTCGACATAAAGCTGTCCCAATGGTTTATCTACTGGATTACCTTTTTGTTTTGACCATTCAATATCATCGAATTCTATTGACCGCGAATAACCACCGGTATCATTACCTGCTTCGTCTTGATTTTCTACACCTGCACCACGTCCAACAGCTGCTGTATAAAGTTTACGCTGATCTTGAACATATTTAAAAGAGGTTACGTTTCTGCCTTGTACCAGCCGAGTAGTAGTTTCCTGGCCAATAGTGTCATAAACATGACAAACTTTCTTTTCTATCCTATTTCCAGATACTTGGTATCTGAACTGAACCTCTATTCCCCAGGTTTTCTCAACTTTATTAAGAGCTTCTTTACGACTACAACGGTAGAAATTAGTCGATCCATTTACGTTTTGGGCATGAAGTTCATAAGTCCAAGTTGATCCGTTAAAAATTGCATCAAGCGTATCCTTTAGAGCGGCATTATTGAGCCGCCTATCTTTAATAAAAAATTGAACATCCAAATCATCGCTGGCACTCTCAATTGCTGTAACGTAGATTATTCTATCTTCGTAACTTGGTCGCTCAATTTTAAATAATCGATAATCATTCGTTTGTTTAACCGGAACGCCTATATACATTGTTTTGTCAATATCAATTACATTCTGCTTGCTTTTAGGAAGTGAAAATTGAAGTTCATCATAAACGTTGATTTCTTCAGCAATATTGGCGCTAAGAGCCTCCGTTTTAATTGCAAAGAGATTTTCGTGATTATCATATAATAATAATTTCAAAGTTCTTTCCTCCTCAATTGCAGAGTTAGATTAGAACTGTTTGAACAAGTAATGACACTGCCTTGTTTAACCGCAAAGTTTTCAAAATCACTATTTAGATTCAGTAAATCCAACCGATTAACTGAATTTAACAGTATTTGTGCATCCCCGGTAAAATCAATCGTTACTTTGTCCCCGACAGAGAAACTGCCCGTTAGCGAAATGGTCTGTTCAAAGTTAGTAATTTCTAAGTGATTGTTTGCCGATTTTATTGTTAGCTCAATTTTATCCGGCACCGTCGGATAATAAGCTGGTTCATTAATTCTAATCGATTGTCCGCCGCGATAAATGGTCTTGTTTTTAAGTTTTTTAAACGGATCAAGGAGCGTGATGGTAAATTCACTGTTAACAACATTAGTTCCTGGATTAGGATTAGTTGCACCGGAAAGAGTACCAACATATTCAAATTGTGGATCATCAAAAAAGTAGAAATGCATTTGTTTTTGGCTCAATAAATAATTAAGCCTAGCAAACTTCTCCCTATATTCTTGATCTGACCTAGCAATTAATTGATATTTAATTGTTAATTCACGCTTAGGGTGATCAGCACCTAAAAACAATTCGCCATCGTAACCAGAAACGGCTTGAGAAGATACAGAATAAGGCATTAATTCACGACCAGTTACGTTTAATGTTTGGTAACCATCAATTTGATCTTCAATTGGAACGCCCACATCATCAGTTTCAATAAACATTGCTTCGGATGGTAAATAAGCAGAATCACCTCGCTCATTTATTCCTAACCCAGTAAATTGATATTGTTTCATTAAAGCCTCCTCTGTCTCAAAACACTGTGTTCATCTTGCTTTTTACTAATATCACTGACAAACACTTCATAATCATGATTGCCTAAAGATAAATTAATGTATGCAGGCTGATTCTTTACATTAATTTGTTGGTCAAATGATCCAGTTAAAACCGATTGTGCATCATGATTTAAAGCACTGATTTGGTTGTTAAAAGCATTAAGATCTATTTTCGGCACAGCACTGCTGGCCATAGCAGCTGCTGCCTTGACAGCCAACCCAGTATTCTGAGTAATACCTTTGGCCATACCTGCTACGAAGTAATAACCAACTTGATCACGCATTATACGTGAAGGAGAGTTAATACTTAAAGCACTCTTGGCGGCATTGATTGCTCTCCTAGCCATGTTTCTTGCAGCATTGACCAAGTTACCTACAGCATTACCAATACCTTTAATCATTCCATTAACAAAATCTTCACCTACGCTTACCATTCCTCTTACCGTTGATTTAATTGCGTTAACTGCATTTGAAACTGCTGTCTTAATATTGCTCCAAGCAGTTGAAGTAGTTGATTTGATAGAATTCCATACGCTTGTCATCGTAGACTTGATGGAATTAACAGCAGTAGTTACAACCGATTTGATTCCATTAGCTACTGTGCTTATAACGGATTTAATACCGTTCCAAACGGTCGATGTAACTGATTTGATTGCATTCCAGGCTGTAGTCACAACCGACTTGATCCCATTGACTACCGTAGTAACAACCGACTTTACTGCTTTGATTGCAGTCGTAATAACGAATTTAATTCCATTCCAAACAGTTGTTGTCACTGCCTTGACTGCATTCCAAACGGTTGTCCATACAGTTTTTATTGTATTAATTACGGTTGTAACGACCGTTTTAACCGCATTAATTGCCGTTGTGATTACTGCTTTAATACCGTTCCAAATAGTCGTAGCGACAGATTTGACCGTATTCCAAGTAGCAGTCCAAACAGCAACAATTGTGGTTAGTATCGCACTAATAATCGTGGCAATAATCTGGATTCCAGTCCCAATAATTGTCTGAATAGTATTTATAATTGTGGTTATCGTTGTAACTAAGCCGGTAATTGCAGAAACAATAACATTAACAATTTGCACAACTATACCAGTTATAACTGCAACAATCGGTGTCAGAAATGTAATTATTTTCGTAACTGCTTGAATAATGAAATTAATGACCGGTGTCAACACAGTTATTATTGAGCTGATAATTTTAACAATATTACCAATGATGTTGCCTAGCGCTTGCCATACTCCTAGAGCACTGCCTATTTTAATAAAATTCTTTATTACGTTCCCAATAACAGAAACAATTCCGTCAAAAGCAGTTTTAACAATTTTAACTACATTGCCAATAATCGACCAAACGCTCTGCATGGCCCCTACCTGTTGGAAGCCTGAGATTACGCCTTTAATGGCCGATACAATTGATTTAATTACCCCAACTACAGTTGAAATTGCCGCTTTAATCGAATTAAACACACTTTGTGCAGTTGAGCCTACTGCACTCCAATTAATTGAGTTAATGGCCGGTTGCAAAAATGAAGTTAAATTATTAACGACAGTTTTGATATACGCACCGATACTAGTGAATCCAGTCAATGCACCCTGAGCAATTGGCTGCCAATTGATGCTGTTAATCGAACTGCCCAAAGTATCACCAATGGTAGTTGCAATGTCCCCTAATTGTTTACCCAAAGTCGACAGTGTACTGCCTGCTGCTTTTATAGTAGGACCAAATATACTACTAAAAACAGTAGTTACGTTTTGAATGGCATCACGAAGTGTTGCACTCTTGTTATAAATTGCAACAAATGCTGTGCCTAAAGCAACTACTGCAGCCATTGCTATTCCAGCAGGTGAAGCAATTGCCTTTAAAGCAGAACCAATATTCTTGAGATTAATAAAAAAAGTACCTAAAGCCGTCATTATTGGTCCAATTATTGGACTAAGGCCAACAAAGCTTCTAATAACACTAGCAATGCTGTCATTAGATTCTGTAGCCCAATCTAGCGTTTTATTAATCATGTCTAAAAGAGAGCCATTGACTCCTCCAGCTGCGGCCATTGCCTTGTTACGCAACGCCTCCCAGTTACCTCCAACTTGTTCAATTTTTGAACCAATGTTTTGCTGCATTTCGTTTGCTTGGTCACTTAGAAAAGCTGTTGCTTTAGCAGTTGAACTAGCTACTTTATCTTGCTCGGCAGAATATGCATCCCATGATACTTTGGTATCATTAGACTTATTCTTTACAGCTTGAAGTAGTGGCAAAATTGCTTGCATTCCGGCAGTACCAAAGATTGATTTTAGTGCAGCTGTCTTTTGTGCATCACCCATCTTGTTCGTTGCATCTGCAACTTCAAGTAAAATTTGCTTAAATGGCTTCATCCTATCGTGATTATCGGTAAAGGTAATCCCTAAATGATTCATTGCCTTCTGGGCAACCGCAGATGGTGCCATCATTTGTAATAAAGCGTGGTTCAAATCCATTGAAGCCTGAGCTGCACTAAATCCACGGTTAGTTAACAATCCAATTGCTTCAGAGATAGTTCCCATACTAATTCTGGCTTGGCCAGCAGTACCGCCAACCGTTGCTAAGGCTTGACCCATGTCTTCAATTGATGCATTTGAAGCATTAGCAGTTTGAACCAGAATTGCTGCAGCTTGCTGGGGTGACTTTAGGCTGCTGCCCCAGATATTCATTGCTTGTTGGACTACTCCAGCCGTCGCTGTCAAATCAGCGCCTGCCGCTGTTGCTGCTTGCGAAATAGCAGGAAACAGTTTAATAATTTCTTTAACTGAAGCACCATTTCTCGCCATTTCAACCATTGCATCTGATGCTTCTTGTGCACTTATTGGTAACACTGCACCCATGTGATTAGCAACTTCAGCTAATTTGTTAATGTCTTTTGCAGTTCCACCTGCAACGACCGCAGCTTTATTTAGGGAAGCTTCAAAATCACCAAAAGATTTTAGAGACTTAATTCCCATAGCAGTAGTTGCTCCGCCAACTACAGTCATAGCCTTACCAGTCGCTTCAAGATTTTTTTGAACTTGTGAGCCAAATTTTTTTACTGCATCTAAACTCTTATCTAATGTTGAAGTAAAACCTTTATCAACCGCTGTAATAATAGCCTTAACAGTATAATCTGCCATTTTTAACCTCCTTTCTTTTTAATTAATCCTTGATTCCAATATTGTTCAAATTCAGCTTGCCGTTTAGCAAAAATGCGTGCTCGTTCTTCGACTATAGGAATTGAGGATTGAGACTGATAGTTAGGTTCAAATTCAGTTCTAATTTTGTCAACAGCCTTCTTATAGTCAAACAAATCCGTTATTCTTCTATATCTTGGCTTAGGATGACTAGCACTACCGGTTGTACTTTTGACCATTTGATTAAACCAGGCCTGCTGTGCAATCTCGTTCATCTTCTCAGCCTGTTTTAGCTTGTAGGCTTCCATTCTGATTTCATATTCAGCAATTGTCATCTGATAGATATCAAATAGATCATGAAAGCCCAAATAAGCAAATGCATTAAGCACTATTTCGTAATACTTATCTTCAAAATCCAGGTTTATTCTGAAATTCTGTCTGTTTCCGGCAGACTCGCTTTTAAATTTTTCATACTACTCCGGGTCACATTGGATTTTTGCAATTCAATTAATACATCATGGAAAAGCTGTTCAATATTAGTATCTTTTTCTAAAAACTCATCAACTTGAGCTTGAGTTGGTCTTTCATTATTTACCCATAAGGCATAATAAAGTACTTCAGAAAGGGTCGCGGCATTCCTTGAAATTAAGCCCGGAACAACAGAATTCAAACCAAAGCCAATTTTTATTCCCTTTTCTTCAATATAATGAACAGCATCTAATTTGCGCAAGAACATGATTCCAAAATTTAATTTATAGGTCTTTTCGTTGATTTTAATTTCCATCTTTTATTCTCCCAGCTCAAAATTATTCTTTATTATTTCCTGGCAATTGATTTGACTGATTTGCTGAAACATCATCAGAACCTGCACCAGTATCAGTATCTTGCCACTCAGTTCCGCCACCGTTCTTGTTTGAATCATCAATTGTCTCAAGACCACGGAACACGTAATCAACCTCTGCTTGTGCTTTTTCCGGTAGGGTTAACCAGCCAAATTTAGGTGTACCATCAATCGTAAAGGTAACATCACGAGTAGAGTTGTCATCTGGATCGTTGTCATTGCTGTCTTCAGTAACAGTGCCACGCATATAAATAGCGTAATACTTACCTTCATCATTTCTACGCTTACGATAGACAATCCATGTTTCTACCTTCTTATTTTTAAAAAGAGAAGTATAGAGGTCATCTGAAATTTTCGAAATATTATTAACAAATTCAACCTCAAGATTTGTTTCAAGTGAACTTGTAGTTGCAACATTACCTGACTTTGTAGCAGTGCTATCCGAATCACGTTGAGGATCAAAAGATAAGGAGGTTTGATAGGGAATCAATCTCCCTTCCTCTTTGCCTGCATTTTCTAGTAAACGTGCAAAAAGCAAAGTGTCAATTCCTTGCAATACCTGAATTTCATCTGTCATTTTAGTTTCCTTTCTATTTTTTAAACCAATCAAAAACAAGTGTTGCTATACCATGAATTAGTTTTGTATTGGCCACACTTGTATCATTAATTATCTGACTTATATTTTTGTTATATCTTGTTTGAAATCTGTAATTAGCAGACTCGATTTCTTTGGTGAGAAGTAACTTCCCCATCGCATTGGTTACTTCGCTTCTCATTTCTTCACTTCCCCAAATATGAACAGTAATTGCCGTTCTGCCCACCACATCTGTTTTTAGATTGACCTGTGAGTCCTCCATATTGTCCAAAACAATGAAGGGATAAGGGACCTGCTTGGTTGGCAGCGAATCATAAGTATCATAGCCAATAGCTTTTTTTGCAAATTCAAACAAGCTGTTAAATAATTCTAAGTTTGCTGTCATTCTTCAATCAACTTCTTAACGTCTCCTTCAAAAAGAGGTGCCTCAATACGAAAAGCCGGGCCTAAAGTTGGCCTAGCAGCCATAAATCTAGTGCCGTATTCAAGATATGGAAAGTATTTTGTTCCTGGTTGAACTTTGGCGGTTAAACCATTGTCTTCAATTTGAACGACCGAACTTCTTCTTGTTGCTCCGGTTGGTTTAACAAATTTATTACCCTCAAAGTGACCACGATATTGACTTAACATATTTCGTTGTGTCTTGTCTGACAATCCTGCACCATGCTTTTTTACCAAGTCCGAAACTTTTTGCATATCTGTCTTCTTGCTTTTTAAGCCCTTGGTAACTGCTTCAAGGCCCTCTATTTTAACTTTAACCATTATCCTGTCCCACAATCATCGCATATCCCTTTAAAGCCGTGATACTGCTATTAAAACGATACTTGATCGAGCTATCTTTTATTTGCAAGTAATCCCAATTTGAAGGCTGTTGCATTAAACGAATTGTTTTAACCCCTTGTTCTATTTTGCCTAACAATTCAACTTGTGAAGCGGTACCTAGGTCGGTTACATTGGCCCATTCTTGCCAGCTAATCAATTTGTAGACATGTTTGCTTGTCTTAGGATTATAATCAATATCAACTTTACGGTAAAAAGTAATTTTTGTATCAAACCTCATAAGGATTAATCCAACTTCCTTGGTTCACACCAGTGCGATCCGTTCGCCACTGTTCAATTTCATCTTTCCATTCATCAAAATCATTCGCATGAAAGGTAATTGATTCTCCATCCTGACTGTAGCTTAACATTCCCTCGTTTTTTAAACGATTAAACTTCTTGACTGCGGCTCCCCGTACTATTGCTTCCATTGAATTCGGTAATTTGTCATCGTCACTAAGAGACAACCTTAATTTGAGAAAATCTTGTGCATCAATTAGATACAGTTTTAGGAGTTCATCCCAGTTATCGTCTTTCAACTGTAAGGCTATTTTTAGTTTGACAAGTTGTTCAGTCATTTTTATGTACTAAGCCTTTTTACTTGCATCGGTACCAGTTGGTACTTTAGGAGCAGTAATTGTAGCCGTAACAATTCCATCAGTACGTTCTGGTAGCATTAACCATCCACCAGTTGCAACTGACTGGTACGTCAAGGATTCATCAACTTGGCTGTGTTTCATCCCAATCAGACCACTCTGATCAACTTGCATTCCAAACGTTCTGCCAGCATCGCCACGCATATCAACATAATAGAAATTAATATTGTTGTTTACAGTCATAACAACTTTACCAGCAGGAATTGCAGTGGTTAAGAACACCACATCAACATTTAAAAAGTTCTGTAGGTACTTCATTCCAAAAGTATTTTGTGTTGTGATCTGTGTGCCCCCAAGATATGCGTAAACATCGTCAGGGTTAGCAAAGGCAATTACTGTACCTACATTGTCAACATCTTCAAATAGTCCTGTTAGTTTTCCTAAGCCAGTAGAGATTGCCATTTGTAAGCCTTCACCTTTAGTATTGGTAGTCGATTTGCTATTTAAAGTGTCGAAAAAGTCCTTCTTGGCATTTTTCTGCGCAATGCTCAAAACCTTTGAATCAGTATAAGTGACTGCTTGAGAAAAACCATCCCGTTGGATTGCCTCAAAAGAAGTTACTTTACGAATTTTATCAGTTAGTAGCAATTCGTATGTCTTATCAACTGCACGCGTTACTTTAGTTAACGGAATCGTTTCACCCTCGTCAACTGTCCTGTTAGCTGCTTCTGTTACGTCCGTTTTATAGGTCTTAATAACGGATCCGTTGGCCATCGGGTGCAGTCGCACACGACCCATTGCAGTCAGCAATGTATTAACGTTGTCCGAAAATTGCTCCACAAAGTCAATTGATTGAGCAACTAAATCTGCACTTGTAATCACATTATTGTCTTTTGTCATTATTTTATTCCTCCATTAAAATTCATCTAAGTGTTCTTTGATTAATTGAACCCGCTTTGCCGGATCGTCTATTTTTCTCAGTTCTGACCTGTCAAAAGGTTTATTATCATTGCCATTTACTCTTGGCGTTTCAGATTTTAAAAATTCCTTTTTAATCTGTTTTACAATAGCGTCATAAAATGAACTTAAGGCTTTCATATTTGTGGACACCTGTTTTTCATTAATCCCAGCAGGCACAACAAGATTTAATATATCTTTAGGGACAACTACACCTGCTTCATTAAATTGTTGCGAAACGGTATCCATTTGGTCTCTGCGAATTAATTGAGCTTTAAGCTGTTCATTTTCACTTATTGCTTTATCTAAGTCTGAATTATTATTCTTTTTGTCCTTACTTTCTTCATCCTTACGCAGTGACCTCAACTTCTCGGTCAAAGTTTCAATCTGTTTTTGTGAATCCTCAAGCTGTTGCTTATACTGATTTTTTTGATTGAACTCACGATCAATTCGCTTACGCATTTTTTCGATTTGTTCAGTTACTGTTGCTTCGCTTTTAGTTTTACTAATATTATCTTTTTTGACATCTAAACTATTTTCTTGGTCAGTAACTTGTTTATTTTCCTCTTCCATTTTTCTCCCTTCAAATTTTAGGCAAAATAAAAAACGACTATTTTTTAGCCGTTTTTGGTTTAATAAATAATGTTTTTTGGATTATATTTTTTGTAAACTAGATCATTTGGTGACAAATCATCAATTGAAACATTCTTTTTTATGCAGTAATCAATTAATTCAACATCATGTGGACCATAAACTGGCCAAGGTTTGTGAAATTTATCAACATACTGCGAGAGTGCCGAAATGACGGCTGAATCCCAGTCATGATAAAGTTTCATGATTTCACTTTTTTCCATGTTTTAAGATCTCCTTTAGTGTTTCATGATACTTATCAACCGTATTTCTAAAATACTTTTTTATGATTTTTTCAGACGCGGGGTTATTAATCGTAGCAGCGGTCAATTCAGCCCAAGCTTCAGTTGCTCGTCCACTCTTACCAGCCCGGCGCCAATAAGATCTACTGTGACCAATTCCTAAAGGGTATTCAAAACCTAAACCACTCATAATATCTGATAAGTCTCCCTTATCCTGTGAAGAAATTTGTTCAGTATCATGAGCTATTTCTTGAACCAGTTGCACAGCAGCATCTTTTCTTATCTGCTTGAGAGATGAAGCATATGGTGTGCCATCTTTTTTTACCTTTAACCAATAACCTGGATGGTCAGCAACTTCGCCTTTATTTCCTTCTATTCTACTAAATTTTAAGTCTTTTACCAGTTTTTGGTACCTTTTATCAATTAATTTATCCCAATCTTTATCAATGCTATCGATTATCCAACCGCTTGCTTCTTTTACAAATCCGTTTATAGGAGTATTAGGAATAACATCTCCCGCCAAATAATCAATCATGTGGCCAAATTCGTGGAAAAACACATCGTATTTCTTCTGATAGTATTTCATATCATTAGGAAGATTCATACTTTTTTGATAAATAGTGACGCCTTGACCAGGTCGATAAAAACTAGTACCACCACCTTTAGGGTAAGCATCAAGTTTAAGCTGGTCATGATACATCTGCCATACTTGCTTAATGTCATCTGGTGCTTGACTTAAAATCTTAGCCAAAGCAGTAGCATCTTCTGTACCCAACTTTTCACTCAAATTGTCATTTAAATACCTGCTTACCAGCTGTTCATCACTTAAATCGTCATCAAGTGCCTTCTCTTCATCAATCCAATAGGCACCAATGCTGCACATGCAGTTGGGATGAACTGGAATATCGGGAACATCTCTTAGACGATATACTCCTGACCCCCAATCGTTATCTGTTTCTGTAATCTCACGACAAACCCTGCAGGCTCGTCCTTCCGCATACCACATAACAAACTTGTAGCCATATTTATTGAACATCGACTTAGCAGCTTGAACTTGCACCCTAGCTGTCTCTGTCCGTGCTAAACGTTCAGCAGCATACCTGCTATTTACAAATGAATCAGAAACCATTCCCGTTAGCCACTTGACCATCTCCCTTGGATTGTCACCGCGTATTATTGCCGTTGATACCAAGCCGTCAAGCATACCCTTTAAAGCATCTACGTTGGCCCAGATTCGTGATGAAAACTCCGCATTAGCCACTTGTCGATAAATTTGTTCCTGAACTTCTTGCGAGCTCCAAAGGTTGTTATCTGTACTAATCTTAAGAATTCCAGCTTGGCGTTCCTTTTCCTTAACGTAGTCATTCCACAGCTTCTTGGTCAGAGAACTTTCTTGATCAATTCCTAAGTCTACTAGATGCGCACCAATCTTCGACTTCAAAATCTCGTTGCGATTAATCCGCATGGTTGCGTTATAGACTTTGAGCCGATCGTTGACGTCCTTGCTAAAGTTCTTCCTGGTTACATGGTTTCCCTTTGCCATTGCTACTTGGGCCTTAGCGACCACTTGCTGGGCCAAGGTTTCATATTCCTCAATTGCCTTAGCAGTGATTACTTTACCGCCTGAATAAGCTAAATCAGCCTTGATTTCCTTATTAAGTTCATCAATCGCGTTCTGATACAATTCGGCCAAGTGCTTGTTATAGGCTTCTAAATTCTTCTCTTGTTGGGCCTGCCACCTCCTTTCTGCTTCTGCTCGGTCAGCCCAATACTCGCTTTGTTTATTGACCATCTTCATCACCAGCGTCTTCTGGCTGCTTCATAAAGTCTGGCAGGGAACCCGCTGCTTCTTGGGCATTCTTAATATATTCGGCCTTTTCCTTCTTAATTTCTTCAATTTCATCATCTGGATCATCAACGATGCCGGGCAGTAATTTCATCTGGGTCCGTTGTGATACCAATCCATCTGCATCCTTGGCTGCAGATATCATTGCAGCAACATCGGATGGAACGTTCTTAGTGAAGTGGATTTGCAAATCCTTCCATGCATCCCTGTCTGTTTCAGGTAAAACTTGGCCCACCGAAAAAACAATTCTGAACAATTTTCTTAAACATTGCACAAACTTACGCTCTTTTGAATTTGCTTTATCTTGCATTGCTAATAGCTTAAATTGTAAAGCTACACCCGAAGAATTGCCGGCAAAATTCTCATCATTTAAATTAGGAATCATTGAAACTTCATAAATCGCATCACTTACTCGTTGAATAAAGTTTTCTTGCATTTCATCATCGGCAGGCTTTGACAGAAATTCTACTTTAGGATTTGATCCTGGTGTGACATTTGGTAAATAAAGGAAACGATTGTTAGCAATATCAATCTTTGGTTTACCTGTTTTATCGGTCTTTAAATTGATTCCCATCATTACTAAATAAGCCATGTCAAAATATGCCAATTGATTAGCTTTTTGACTGAAGCCGTCATCTAAGGCACAGATTAAAGACTTGACCTGTTCAAATACTCCCTGGCGTTCTTCGTTTTCATAAAATTCAACTGCTGGTACCATCTTGTATGGATTGGGCGTAACTTCTGGACTAATTTGATTCCTATCAAATCGGTAAACCTGATCAGCATAGTAAATTGCTCCTCTAGCCTGCCATTCTGACTCATTCTTAAAATACTCATATCTGACAAAGGCAAGCGGCTCTCTTTCAACGGTGTCATCATATATAATAAATGCTTTAGTAGGACTAACATAGTTAAACCGCGTCTCTGAATCTTCATTTTGATATACGAAACCAATGGACTTACCGTAAATATCAGTTTGTTTAGATAACTCATTCAACTTATCAATGAAAGAAACACTATTCAGCCAATCCTGCAGTTTATCATTGTTTTCCCCCTTATCCAACTGAATGGATGGTGGAATTCCAATAAAGTAACCGTTGAACGTGTCAACGATTGTTTTTGCTTTGTTAACTACTAGCCGATTATCTGGACCAAATTGCTTTTTAGATTGCTTTAAGATTGGATGTTCACCTAGATACATCTTCATGTTCTCTCTTAATCTCGGCTGCATGTTATTAGAGTTCCAGTCGATAAACCCAAACAGTTCGTCATTGGTTAATTGTTCATTTTTGGGAAATAAAAACTGACCATTTCTAGTTACTAATGCTCGTCCGATTATATTCTCCATAGCATCACCTCCTTAAAGGTAAATATTGCCAATAATCTGGTTTTCAACTTGCTTATGCTGGTTATAAATTGCGTAACGCATCGCATCCATGACGTCATCATTCTTTTTGAGTGGGACACCTTTATCAGAATCCCAAACATACTGGTAGATTTCATCCAAAAACTGATCAATTCCTTGCTGATTAACAAAAAAATGACCAGTAGTCATCAGTTTAGAAACCGATTCAATACCAGTCATTACTGTTTTATCAGCATTAGTAGCTTGAACATTAGCCTGTTGGAACATTGATACATATTCTGGGCGAGCAGAATCACACCAGAAAGTGACATTTCTGCCGTATTGGTTCTGAATATCGTGAGCTACATCAATCCAGTAATCAATATACTTGTGAACTGCCGTATACTCTTTAATTAAATATGTATTGCCTTTATTATCATCGCCAAATACGACAATCACGCCATTGTGTCCCTCAGCAAAACCCCAGTCCACACCACAGTAGTAAGTGAGGTTAGAGGGAATTTGTTCAGCTTCAACCACCATTGTTTTTGCATCAAAATCACTGTACACAACTCCTTGCCCAGTCACCCATAGCCCTAAAACAGAACGATCATAGAACATTCCTTTAGGAGTCGTTGCTTTTTTATTTTCAATATAGCGTTTACTTAGAAAAGTATTATCGTCCAAGACAAAGTGGTTACTAATGATGAATGGCGACGCATTATCAATATAATTCTTTTTAAGCCAGTGTGTTGGTATATCAGGGTTTGTGTCACAGATAACGCGACCTTCACCCTCAGAACAACGATCAAGGATTTCACTGAACACACTTTCGTTAGCTAGGGATGCCTCATTAATGTAAGCACCGTATGCACTAGAGCCACGAACACCACTAATACCTCGAACAGAGCCCGTGTAAGCCAAGACAATCGTTACACCGAACAAGTGTAAGTTACCAATTGAATCCTGTTCTGGAGCCAATCCAAACTCATTAAATAGTGGATTTAAAACATTATTAAAAATATTCTTCTTGGAAGTTCCGGCTAGGATATAAAGTGGATCTTTAATTCGATTACGTTTGGCCAACTCTCGTACTTTTAATAGACTCAAAATAAAGCAATAATTATTAGCCACGGTTTTACCAGAACGAACTGCCCCATAGTTAATCATTAAATTCCAATAATGATTGTTGACAAACTGACTTAGAACCATCTGTTGCTTGAGTGTGAAATGCTTAGCCAGTATTTTCTCTAATCGCATCTTGCAGTTCTCCCATCATCTTAGCTACTTTGTCTTCCTGCGTAGAATTATTTCCTTGCATAGCCTTCACACGTGCTTCGGTTAAATCTGCCTCTGCATTAATCTTACGTAGTTGCATTTTATACAATGGATCAACTGGATACCGTTTAAGCAGTTCCTTTGCAGCCGTTATCCTGTCTTTAGCCGACACTTCAACATTTTTATAAAGACCTTTTGCGGTCACAACGGTCTCTGTTTGTTCACCCCGCATAACTGACGTGAGATACTCCAAAATCTCTTGAGCAGTTGCTAATTTAGCCGATTCAATCTGTTTTAACCGTTTTTCAATATAAGCTTTCACGTTAGCATTTGTTAGCAGCCGACTAGCATTAGCTCTAGCAGTTTCATTACTTCTAACTTTATAACCAGCATTAACATATGCTTCTGTCGCATTGCCGCTTTTTATATAATTATCAGCAAACTTACGCTGCTTGCCTCTTAATTCACTCACATCATTTCACCACCTCCTGATTTTTTAAGTATTAAAAAAGACGGTGTATCCGTCCTTTTATAATCATATATTTTTATTAATTGGTCTTTTATTTTCCATCATAAAATTTAAGATTTTTATAGATTGTATCTCCAAGAAATTCTCTGGGGTCTTCATCACTTTTTTCAGAATTACATTTTTTACAAATAAGTTTTACATTTGTCCATCTATGTTCTCCGCCTTGATCAAGTGGTATGACATGATCAACTTGTGGAGCTCTATCATTATTTTTGTCATAATCTTCTCGTTGAGGGTCAAGTACAACTTCACCACAAACATAGCAATACCTTTTATTACAATCCCAGCTTCCTATTTTTGGCTTATTATATTTATCTCCTTTATATAATCTTATTAGGGAAATATCATCATGTTGATTTTTCCATCCTTTTTTTCCTAAATATCTCTTTTTGACTGACCTATTATAATTTCTCATACTTTTGCGACATTCAGGACTGCAATATTTTTTACCGGCAGACGGGCGGCCACAATTTTGACATTTATCATATATTTGCATAAATATCTCCTATTCTTTTAAACATGCATAAAATTTATTAACATTTTAACGCACAATATAACACTGCCTTAGTTTCAAAGCATTTTCAATAGAAAGCACTGAAAATAAGTGCTTATGTATTGCCAGAAACAAAGTATTAAGATGTATATTATAATAATAACTAACTTTTATTTTCTTCTTTGATATATTTCCTCCGGACAAATCCAAGTTCCATAGCCGTCTTTTTGTAAGTGTATCCTTTTTTTGTCAGCATCCCAACATCTAATACAGTAAGGAATCGTTTCATCTTTATAATAATATCCTTCGTCTGTTATTCTTAAGTTTTTAGCAAAATCATCATTGTCTTTTTGCTTATTAAGCTTATCTTTAAGATCTGCGTTTTCCTGTACTAATTTTAAAGTTTTAACGGATAATTCGCTAATAGCCGTTGTTAGTTTAAAATCCTTAGCCTTTTCTGCAAGACTAATAATATTTTCAAACATTTTTATAAAATCTGAATAATTCATAAATTTGTCTCCCCCTTAAAATTTTAATAACTTTACGAGTATATTATACTCACAAATTACTTTAAGGGCATAAAAAATGGACTCCTGATAGGTCTAATCCTTGCATTAATAATATTGACCACCATATCAATTAGTCCAAATTTGACACGCTCTCTTAATATTAAATATTAAACTCTAAAACATAATTATGGATATTCCTATGTAAACACATATTAAGGTTATAGCGTGTCTAGAGGGACGTCAGGAGTTGCACCTGGAACTTGTGTTTCTTGTGTTGTACGATCGCCACATGCAGTTACTTACTGCCACGCCCCTATATTGCAATAAGTGTAAGACTCATCGTGCCATATAATGCACATGCCGTCTTATCTTGCATTCCCCGTTGATACCAGAGCGCGTTGGGAAAGTTGCTTATTGCTATAGCAACAATAGGATTCGAACCTATCGCTACTTTTGTATATACACATTCAAGAATTATCTTTTATTCTTGATGCTACCAATATAACACCTATTCAATCCGACCTTTCTCCGATTCTGACCCGATATTGACCCGATTTTTAAATACCTTAAGTTCTGGAATTTCAACATTATAAATTGTTTTCCAAGTATCAATTGTGTCTGCAAACTGACACAAAGCATAACGCTTTAAATCACTATATCTAGAATCACTGTACTGCACTTTAGCTGCTATCTGCCAATCAGTAAGTTCATCTATATATAATGATTTTAGGATTGTCCTAAATGGTTGCTTTGAACTATCAGCGCATTGTTCAATAGCTTGATAGACTGCTTGGCATTTATCTTGTGCTTCAAAAATAGTCGCCATTTTATTCTCAGCTGAGTTGCCACCATGACTCATAATACCAGTAGGATCGAGCTGTGGACTGCTAAGATCAGTACGATGATAACCAGCTCTTATTAGGTAGTGTTCGAAATTATATTTAAAAAAGTCACGTACCTTCTGAGCGGTTTTTTTCTGATCAATATCAATAGGTAAATCGATGTTTTCTTCCACAGCTCTTTTCCTTTCTATTCCTTGGTATATAATTTGTTTTTACAAAAATACTTATCTCCGGATTTTAATTTTTTAAAGCGGACAATTTTACGAAATCTTCTTAAATAATAGCCTTTTTTATCTAGGTAAAGCCTTGCACTTGATATAAATTGCAAAGGCTGATGTGTAATCACACGATATTTGCTAAAGTTTTTACTATATATTTTTTGTCCAGTTTTTCGATTTATAGCTACATATTTAAAATATGGTTTAACTTCTAATCCTAAACGATTAACAGCTGATCTGATTTTATTTTGGCTAAAATTTAACTCAGTTGCTATTTCACTAATTGAATAACCGTCATTAATTAAGGTAGTGATTTTAGCATCAATAATTTCTTCTTCATTGTTGTATAGTGATTTTTGAATAGACTTTAAGGTTAAATTATTATCTGGTACTAATGATAATGTTCCATATTCATTTTCTAAGTTATGAATTAAATTATACGGGATAGCCATACCCCACCAAGCCTCCTTCCACAATTTTCAAAGCATCCGCTGTGCTGCGAGCTACACCATGAATAGTATTTGTTTCCATTAAATGTTGATGAAATATAATTTGTTTTGGACTTAATCGTCCTGTTTTTGTTTTTACTTCTACGAAAAATATTTTGTTATCACTCCAGCGATAGCCAACTAAATCTGGAAATCCAACTGGCAATCCTGTATCGAACATACGACCATCCTGCGTAAAAATTTTACCAACATTCGCTCTAAACACAGTGCATCGATTTAGCGATAATTTGCGCATAATTTGTTTTTGAATTTCATGCTCAGACATTATTGGCTAATCTTTCATTCGGCCACTTTTGAAAAAATTCGTTGTATTTTAATTTGTACTCTGGTGGCACATGCCCAACATAGATTATCTTGCCATCTTTATTTTTCCGATATACTGTTCTTGCCATAGTAATGCTCCCTAATTTTTTATATTAAATATTGGCCAATTAATAGCAGTTATTGCCCCACTAATTAGGAAAATCAGATAAATACCAAACACAAACTTGTTCCAATTCCATAAAAAGAACCATGCTTCAATGACAAACGCTCCTATTGTTCCAATAATTGCTAAGATTACAATCAATGCAAAGCCACCTACAAAAATCTCTGTAGCTATATCAGCTATTTTGTTCCAAATACTTTTCATTTTATTCTCCTAACTAAAATTGATATCGTGTAAATTTAAATTTTGCAATTTTTCTAAAGCATCAAAGAATACATCTTTGTTGATGTAGTAAATTCTATTTTTGATTTTGATTGTGTAAACTACAATTCTTTTATTTTTAATATCAATATTTAAACCATTGATATCTCTTGCTTGCTTTTCATATGTTCTGATAACACCATCACTAGCGCTACCCTTAAATTTAATAGTCTGCATCTTTATCACTCCAATACTCATCATCTTCGGTTATTTTCAAATATCTTTTATCTATAGCAAAATCCAATTGGGAAAAAATACCTTTCGCATGATCTACATTTATACCTATTTTTTTATTATTTGAATCAATCCAATAGCCGTAAATTTTCATTTTGCAATTTAATTTCTCTGCAGCCATCACAATTTGATCTACATTTTCAGCTAGACCTAAATAATAGCAATTTATGTTTTCCACTTTAAATTTTATTCTTTGATACTTAGATCCTTTACTTCCCATCACAATAGGATTTTTAGCTAAATATCCTTCAATAATTTCCATAATGTTTTCCTCAAGGGTTACACTCCGGTTACAGTTACTGTAACCTATTCTTTTCTTACTCATTCAAGGGTTTGGCTTATCAAAATTTACTGGTTACAGTAAATTTCATAAAAACTTTTTTAAAGCTAATAGAGGTAAGTTTTATATAAATAAAAAGTTTTATTAATATCTACTGTTTTACTGTAACCAATACCCCTATTGCTTACTCACACAAGCGATTTCGCGGTTACAGTTACTGTAACTTTACTGTAACTTACTGTAACCTTTGAAATCCCCTAACAGCTTTTTTATTAATCTTAACTACAGCACTTGTATTAAATCCTAAATGCTCCATGTAATAACGAATATCACGTGTTTGCTTATTATTCCGTGATAGTGCGTTAGGATCTTGAAACAAAGCAACTGATAATTCTCGGTTTGGGATAAAATCTCTATTCTTAAACTTGTTTTCTAAAACATCCATTAAATTATCTTCAAGACCTGATGTATAGCGGAATTCTTCTCTATTTTGCTTTAACAAAGCTTCTTGTTTTGGCGTAAATCTAAATGGGTCTTTAGCATTCTTATATAACCAAACTACTTCGCCCCACAGCTGCTGCACCACATCCTCGGTTAAATCGGTCACAGGATTTTTTGTTTGATTTTCAGGGTGAGCATAAATCGACAAGAATCTTCTGTCACCTGAACGGTCACGCAAGTGCCTAACCTCGTTGGTTGTTCGTGCGATAACAAATTTTTTCTTAAAATGTAACGGCTTGTGACCATACGGCTTGCGATATTCGAAATCTTGCATTGTAATAAATTTCTTGATTTCTTCAAAACTGGCCTCATTGCTGGCAGTCATTTCATCATCACTAACTACCAGAGCGTTTTTCATCACTTCGAAATCGTCTTTTTTAGTGAAAGTATTAAACTGATCTGTATATAATCCCATTGGCGCAATGTTTTTCAGGATTGAAGTTTTACCGACTCCTTGGCCACCCACTAAGTCTAAAACATAATCGAATTTAGTTTCAGGATTATAAGCTTTGGCCACTGCTCCCATTAACCACGTTCGGGTAATTAATGTTGTGGTCGCATTCTTCTTAGCTCCAAGATATTCAGGGAAAAAATTATCAATCCTGCGTTTCTTATCCCAATGTTTATATGCATTATCCATATAGTCAATCACTGGGTTATAAGAATTCATGTAAGCCACGTTATCAATTGCCTGCTCAATAATTACATTTTTAAAAGTAGCGTGCTCATAATCGGATCGAGCTTCGATATATAGTTCCACTGAGTTAGTAACCTGGTCTGTATATTGCCCCTTACTGATTATGACAGTGCCAATATTTTTAATTTCTAACTTGCGATTATCAACTACATCAATTTCTTGGGTAAATTCATTTAATCGAAATAAATTCTTTAGGTTGGGATCATGCAATAAAATCAGCACTACGTTTTTAACGCTGGTGGTTTTAATGGCACCATTGTTTTGACGTTCAAGTTCAATGGTGGTTTTACGTAACTTATCAGCGTTTTTCTCATTGATTTTAATAACGTCACTCATTCAATCCCCCTTCTTTTAATCTCTTTTACAATTACTGAATTTACTGTTCGCTCCACTTCACTCAGCGGAAGACTGTCTGTTGTATTGGTATTTGCAATTAATGCTAATTTAGCTGCTGCATCTGGATCAACACCGCGATATAGTAAGCCACCGACAAAACTGGTAAGAGTATCATTGCGCCTGCCTGTATCGCCTAGACCATTTACAATTAATTCAAAGAGTTTTGAAGTCTGCGTTTTGCTGGCAATTTTATAATCTAAAATTGTCTTTTTCTCAGGCTTAGCTTTACTTTGAATTAATTCCAACAAACCAGCGGGAGCTGGTTTGATGGGCTTGTGATTAAGCCACCGATAGGACTTACCATCTATTGTGCTAGGAGCGACTACCACATAATTATTTTCGTGTGCTTTTAAGTCTACACCTGGCAATAATCCAATGCATTGCGTCACATTCTCTTTTGCAGGTTTTTGAAAAAAGAAATGGTAACCATCATGAGCTGTTTTTTCTCTTAATGTGTCTTTAAACCATTCAGGATGATTAAGATTAAGGATGGATTGTAAACCATCAACATCACCATGACGGTCAACATCAATCACGAAAAACTTGTCAGTTTTAAGAGCGATGTTAGCCAATGGATAGCGTTGCCAAACCTTTTTAATTTCTTCACTAGTAAGTGGCGGTTTATCGGCAAATTTAATCAGTGGTCGTTTATTTGATCCAATCGGAATTACAGAAAATCCATGTGCTGCATAGTTAATTGCATAATTGACTAGATTTTCTAGTTGCATAATTTAACCTATTAATTTTTATTTTTAGAATGGTAAGTCGTCATCGTTAATATCAACAGTATCGCCTGTTCCATTAAATGGATCTTTGGCATTGGCTACTTGCGGTTGTTCCTGCTTTTCAAACGTATAATTTCTAAAAGGATATTGCGGATTCTTTTTATTAGGCGTAGTTTTAATAGTTACTTTTAAGACCTTGCCACATGCTGGCTGCAATGCTTTAGCAATAGCTTCATAAGCTTCCGTTTCGTTTTCAAAAGCAAAACACTTATCTGGTACTGGGTTATCAAGAGTTTCTCCAATAATTTGAATTTCAGAAATACTACGTGCAATCACTGAGTTTGGCATTGGATCACCGTTAGCTTTTGTTTGTGCCAATGATGGGAAGATCGATTCTTGTCTGCCTTCATATTCGCCTTGAACCACGCTAAAAGTTAACATCAAGAAATCCCGATCGCCTTTGGCGTTATGAGTCGCGTTGTCAAAACTCATTAAATAAGTATCATCTGGAATCGGCTCATATGGGTTGTATTCCTTACCTTCTTTGGGATTAAAACCTTTTTGTTTTAATTCGTTCATTGCATCCAAAAGACTCATTATTTACTCTCCTTTTTAAAAATTCCGTTGCATGTTTCCAATAATTTTAAAATACGATGGTCCGTAATATTTTTCGGATTGTATTGTGTTCTTAAGCTTTTTACTTCTCTAAAGTAGGAAGCATTAACGCCATCACCAACTTTTTTAGTTCTAATTTCCACATCGCAATTACCGTTCACCACATTAAAATATTTAGTCTTTAGTGAAGGGTGGTAAGTTGTCGCACCTGTATTTTCATCTGTGATTGAAATTTCCCGACTGATGTAGATAATATTCATCGGCAAAGCTTTCAAATCCATTACTAGCTGTTGCAATGCCGTGTTAAATAATGCATAACCTTTACCGTATGGAATATCACCTAATGACTTAACATTGTTATCCCAGCAGATTGCTTGCTCGAGCATAACGATAATGTCGTCAATCACGTCTACAACAATTGTTTTGAATTGTTCTTCGGGTTTACGTTGCTCGTTTTCAGTCTGTAGAGCTAAGATAATATCGTCTAATTGTTGGGTAACTAATTGCGTTGGCTTGCCATTTTTGTCTCTTAAATTCCTAATTTGAAACGCTGGTGCGGTTCCCTGATCGCTGTTGCCGTCGGTATTAAGCACAATTGGATTTGGAAAGAAACTTGCAAAGTAACTCTTGCCACTCATTGGGGCTCCCCAGATGAAAAAGTTGTGTGGCTGTGCCTTTGGTTCTAATTTTTTTGGTTTTGGTAAAACTATCATTTCTTAATCATTCCTCTCATTTTAAGTTGGTAATATATCCATCCTGGCTTATATCCATGTAATTTTGCATAAGCATTAAATTCGGCTGGAGATTTTAATTCACTAACTTTCAAGTTTGCGACTTTTTTAAGCAAGTCACTTTTTACTATTTCTGCTATTAATTTTTTGCGATTTTTCGCTTCAACTAAATCAACATCTTTAACCTGTTTTGCCACGTGAACTTTGATTGGCTTTCCGCAGAGTGGACACTTGCCATTTTTAACTTCACTGGTTTTCACAACCGCAAAGCAGTAATCACAAGTAATTATTGCCATTCCTGGATTGGTATTTATTTTGGAAACAGATTTCGTACCACTGACCACTGCCTGCTTCCAGTCACGATCATCATCCGGATAGCCAAACTTTTGCACATTATTAGCGTGATCAATAATTATTGCTGTCTTACCTATTCTTGGATTTAAGCAGCGCATTGAAAACTGTAAATACAATGCTAGTGATGTGGTAGGTCGGGCCATAATCACACAGTCAACGTTGGGTAAATCAACGCCTTCTGTGAATAAATTGACGTTAACTAATATCTTTAGTTTCTGATTTTTAAAATCAGTAACAATTGCATCCCTTTCGACCGTTGGTGTTTTACCGTCAACTTCTTTAGCTGAAATTCCTGCTTCATTAAATTCCTGGGCTACTCTTTTAGCTGACTCAATAGAATAGGTGTAAACCACCGCTTGCATCCCTTTGGTAATCCGCTGATATTGCTTAACCACATGGCCAAAGATTTTAGTGTTCATTGCCTCATCCATTGATTTATTAGTGTAGTCACCTGTTGAACTGCGTTTTAGTAATTTACTATTGAAATCATTAGGTGGTTGGAAATATCTGAATGGTGCTAGAAAACCTTCATTGGTTAATTCTTTAATTGATTTGCCAATGATGATGTCATCTGCTATCTGATCAAGCTGTTTCTGACCTGTTCTCCTTGGTGTAGCTGTGAAGAATAATACATAAGCATTTTTAAATTTATTTAGTATTTTCTGATAGCTTTTTGCCAGAGCATGATGTCCTTCATCAATCAATATCAGCTGTGGTTCAGGTAATTTATCAACACGTCTGCAAAGCGTTTGTACCAATCCCATTATTGCTAGGTTAGGCTTAACACCTTGTGCTTTAAAAGTGGCTTTAGCTTGATCCAATACTTCCTTACGATGGATGATAAACATCACGCGATTATTTTTAGCAGTTGTTTTTCTAGCAATTTCTGCCATTACCACTGTCTTTCCTGTTCTTGGTGGTGACTGCACAATAATGTGATGGTGACCTTTCTGCATTGATTTAGTAATCCGCTGAATTAAATCGTTTTGATATGATCTTAATTCGTACATGTTTATAAATTGTTGTAGGTTTGCAGTAAGTTATTAGTAATATCTTTAGACTTAGTGAGCAATTCAATGAACTGTCCCTTATATTTTCTTAATTCATTAATATTTTCTGGATTATCAATCAACTTAATTGCTTGGTCATAAATTTCTTGAAATTTTTCTTTAGAGTCATAGCCTAATAATTTGCTAATTTGACTAGTAATAGCGATAGCTAAAAATGGCCTATATGAATCATCCAGTTCATTGTTTCGATACTTTAAAGCTACATTTGGAAAACTAATTAGCATCAACAACTCAACTAGCTTTTCAAGATATTCTGTATCAATTTCACCTTTAAGATACGATACCGATACTTGAAAGTATTTAGCTAATTGCTGCCACACTTTTTCAGTTGGACTATTTATTGAATTCTCCCATCTTGAATATGTCGGGATTGTTATGGGTTTCATTTTTTTACTAATTAGCAATTCATTAAACGCTTGTACAAATTGACTTTGCGACACTCCCTTTTTATCTCTTAGTTCTTTTAATTTATTTGGCTGATATTTATCAAAACCTTGTAAATATGGAATTGGAACTTTGAAGAAGTCTGCCAGCTTTTGCCAAATTTTTAGTTTCGGTTCACGATCCCCACTTTCATACAAACTTATAGATTGCTGAGTAGTGTCTAAGGCGGTGGCAAGCTCTTCTTGGCTAATGTTTCTACATTCCCGCAATTCTTTAATTCTATTCATGTTTAATCTCCTGACTTTGTGCTTCGTCATAAACCATCTTTTTCGCTTCCTCAAACATGGATCTAATGACAGATTGAAATTGCTCACTAGGTGATCCTTCATGTGTGCAAATTGGACTAGGATAATTTATGTCAAGGTAATTAATCGCGCCCTTATAGGTGTCTTGCTTTAAAGCCTCGTTTTTTAAACGGATAGTCCATAATTCAATTGCTTTAAAAGTTTCTTCCTGCCAGTCTAAAAATTCTTTATTTAACATAAAAGCCTCCTAGCTAATTGTTGTTTTTCTATTGGGTTCTAAATGTGCACCAGGTATGTTTTGACCATCTTTCATATCTTGATAAAGTTTACGTTTATCTATTGATGAAACTTCTTTGGTCACAATATAAACTTTAGGTATTTTACGTTCATCTGAAATGATGGTCTTTTGCTTATAATTGCGTGGCTTGAGGATGTAATGTTCAGTATGCAGCTCTTTAATACCCGCATTGTCGATTATTTCTGTCATGTAATTTTGCAAATTATTTTTCTGATTTTCGTAATGATGTTTCTGCTCTGTAAGCTGCTTAATTTTGTTTGTCAAAAAATCGATGTTTGCGGTGTTTCGTTCAATTAAGCCAGCTAATCCGTCCAGTTTGTCATCTCTGGTTAGTTTTAGAGAATCGAGCGTATCTTTTAATGTTTCTGGATCAATGTCATCTTTATCAGCAACTTCTTTAATTGCATTGTTTATTTGAAAAAGTTTCATTTGTGCTATAATCTCCTTAGTATTCTTTATACTTTATTATTTAAAGAAGTCCGATTACCGTCGGGCTTTTTTGTGTACTAAATTGTGCCTGGCAGAAAGGGCGGCAAACTTAGGACGTAAATCGCTAATGCTAGACCAGCAATTGCTAGAAGCAATGATGCGATTAGTAACCCTTTGCTTTTCGGATAAGTGCCGAAACCTGCGTATAAAATGTGCTGCCATTTAATCAATATCCTTTCTACTATTGGGGTAACTTTGCGTTCCAATCTATCTCGCCTCGATGTTTTTCCATCCACTCGGCAGCTGGCTTTTCAAAAATGATAGTCTTGCTACCCTCTTCCGTTCTTCGTGGGTTAACTACCCAGCCGCCGTTTTTAACGTTAACTTCTGGAAACTCGTCAAAAATAAATAATCTAATCCAGTTAGGAGCTTTCTTACCGCAGTATTTTTCGGAAAACTCTTTCATTTTAATTGTTTTTCCGACTAGAGATTCTGCAGGTACATAGCCTCTTTTCTGCATAATTTGGTCAATCGCATCAATCAGAGTATCTATCGGGATTGTCAATTCTATTGATTTAGTCATTTTTTATTTACTCACTTTCTAAATTTAATTCTTTTCAACGTATTAATTTGCTTACGTCTTTTTTGATATAATTGAATTTAATAGATTTTAAAATAAATCTCTAAGGAAGGTTTTTTTATGGACTGGCAATTATTGGCACAATATCTTAGCTATCTTGTTGCTATTGTTTCAGCATTTTTTAGTTATCTAAGCAACAAAAATGCAAATCGAACTACTAAAGAAATAGAAATACTAAAAGAAGATTTCGCTAGAGAAAATGAAAAACGTAAGAATAAACAGCAATTTAAAAATAAAAACCAAACATTAATACTTGATTTTCTCTCTTCGATTAATTCATACACAGCGTCACACAGTTTAGAAAATAAAAGAATTGCATTAAGTTCATGTGCCAAAGTCATGCCTTACTTAAATGACGACCAGGTATTGATTGTAAATGAAGTTATGGAGTCAATTCAGCAGGCTTCTACTTCTGGCTGGAATGATGCAACCACTGAACATGCTGACAAAGTCGTTTTCTCTGCTAACCAAAAATTCCTGAAAACATTAAATACAATGTTTCAAGAAGATTAATTAATGTAATACCATCTAATCATGAATAAGATACATACTTTCTTTTATTCTTTGAATGATATAAAAGATAAAATTCCAGCATCCATATAGAAGTAATCATTGATAAAATTCTTGACATTTTTTACCTCATACATACTCTGTGTTCGTTCATTAATTGATTTAATTCTTTTTTTGAATAACGCTTAACTCCTTCTATTAAGCTGTATGGGATTTTTCCTGCTTTTTCCCATCTGTAAAATGTAGCTTTGGAAACATTAAGATATTTCCTAGCATTAGTTTGATTCATCCAAACCGTGTCTTGTTTTTCAGTTAGCCCGTATTTTTTAAAAATTGATTCAACCGCATCAAGCAGCTGATCATCGGGAATATTAATTGGAACTTTTACTTCCATCTTTATTCACCTCCTTTCCAAATTTAACTAAGTTAACTTCTAACACATCAACTATTTTGCAAGCATTTTAAATAATATTTGAATGTTATTTTTATATTTTGGAATGTGTCGAACGGCAATCTGCCTGGTTTTGAAATTCTATAAATACTCTTTTATACTTCCAAAATCTTCTCAATCATGTTTCACATTTTGTATCTCCTGTACTTGTATGCCACTATATATAGCTTTATAATTAAGACATCTAGTTAAAAAGGTGGTTATATGAAACTTAATCAAGACTGTGTTCGTTCCGTAATGCTATTTATTGAGGACAAATATGAATTTGGGACTTTTTTATATTTAGATAATTTTTTAAATGCTAAGGAACTTAGGGATTATAAGCCTGAAGAAATTAAATACGTTTTAGCAAAATTATCTGAAACAAACTATTTGCATGACAGAATTAAATGGATTAACAACGATATTGCATATTATTCTACAGGTGCACTTACATGGGATGGTCATAAGTTTTTAGATACAATACGCGATAAGAAAGTTTGGTCTAAGACCAAAAAAATCACTAATAAATTTGCTTCTGTATCAATTTCTATGGTTGAAAGCATAGCTTCTCAAGTTATTACCAACCTAATAACTGAGCAGATGAGATCATAAATGATTGTCCATTAAACTAAATATGAATTTGCTTATCACTAGACTTATCAAGTAACATTGATGAGTCTTTTTGATAAAAGAATTTTTCATTGCTAAATATTAGATGCTTATAATTTTAATTGTTAGCTTTTTAAGTCTTTTAAAGTTGCCTATTTTCACTTTGCTTTCAATCTATTCAGTAATTCCCAAAACCTTATAAACTTTCTTCCTAACAGAAATATCACGTGGTGTAGTCCCACCGTGAATTGCATAGCTAAGAGTAGGTCGATTAACATTTAATAGCTCTGCCAAACTTGAAACTGTGTAGCCTTGTCGTATCATTTCAATTTTGATAGCACTAAAAATCTTTGACTTAGCTTCTGCTAAAGCCTGTTCTGCTGGCAACATAGTTCACTCCCTTCTTTCTAAAACAAAAGTGTAAATAATTTTGTCAATAAATCACTAAATTTTGTTGACATATATTAGCGTAAACGCTAATATAAAAGTGTAATAAATAAACGATTGAAAGGTATCCCCATACTGTTCAACACTTTTTTATTTATTCAAATTTATAAGTAATTTAATTGACAAATATATTATTACGCGTTTTCGCTAATTAGTCAATAAAAAATTAGCGTTTTAAATAATATTTTTCTGTCAAGGATTGGAGAACCTTGATATGACAACGTTCGAAAGAATAAAAGAATTAGCTAAAAAAAGGAAATTGACATTATCGAAAGTTAATGATTTAGCTGGTATTGGGACAAACTCTATTTACAGATGGAAAACACAATCACCAACCGTTAATAACTTAAAGAAAGTAGCAAAGGTTTTACATACATCAACCGACTACCTTTTAGGTAATACCGATGATCCCTCACCTACTGTAAATAAAGAAAGCCATCCTTATGTTGACATCACGGATGACGAAACTATTTATTCATATCGTGGTAAACCTGTGCCTAAGGAGTATCTTGATGTTATTCGTAACTTAATGGACAGTGATATTAGAAAGGGCAAAGGTGAGTGATGGAAGATTTAATAAAATACCTTTTAAAATACGCTTTTGACCATGGTATTAGCTGCGCTTTAATTCGAAGAGAGCAAACTTATCAATCAGTAGCTTTACCTGATAAGAAATTGATAGTTATAAATCAAAACTGTAAAAATAAATTTGAATTGCCTTTTATTATTGGTCATGAAATTGGTCATATTATCAATGGTGATGTTAATGGTGCATTTTACTGCGGAAAACCCATTAATTCAGAAGAACGACTAGCTGATTTATATTCTCTTAATTTAATTTACGAATATGCTTCAAATCAATTTGATACTTTTGAAGAACCGATACAATTTATTCAACGGTATGGAATACCTGAAAGAATGTTCAAAGATACAGTTGAATTGTTTGAACAAAAAAATGATCTTATTTTTTAAGTTATGCAATGTCCATAAAGCCAGCGACGAAAAACCTAAGGTAAATGTTTTTAGGAGGAAATGATGAATAAGAAATTACTAGTAATGACTACTACAATTTTAGCAGCAGTATCATTAACGGCTTGCAGTAGTTCTAATAACGACACTCAAGGCGGAACAAAAGTAACTAAATCTTCAAAGAAAAAGGCACAGCCTAAAATTAAGTTCTACAAAAAAGGTGATACTGTAAAAGTTGGTAAGGTAGAATATACACTCAAATCAGCAGTTAAAACTAGCGAACGCAATGAATTTGAGAATAGCAAGCCTAAAAATGTAATTAAAATAGTCTATCATGTGAAGAATGACAGCAAAAAAGATTTACCTATTGGTAGTGATGTGGATGCATACGGTCCTGATAATTCGAAACTTAAAGATTATCCAGTAAACGATACTACACTTGATTCAATTGCTCCAGGCAAAGAAGCAGACGTTATAACTGGTTTTGGAACAAAAAAGCTTGGTTCTTTTGAGCTGCATTTTAAACCGTTAACTGATTTTGATTCTAAATCAGCTAAATTTAAAGTTAATATAAAATAATTTTTTATTGCAATATAAAAAAGCTTTTAAGAACCCGTCTGGAAAACTAATTCTTAAAAGCTTAATATCACAACAGAGCAATGCCCTTTTGTATACTTAATTATAACATATTAGAAAGGATAAAAAATGCCGAAAAGAGATCCGCATATTAAAGAATATAAAAATAAGCGTGGTGAACGTTTGTTTAAGTTCCATTTATACTTAGGCTTAGATGACAATGGTAAACGGGTTAATATTACTCGACAAGGATTTCCAAATTATAACGAAGCTAAAACAACTTATGATCAATTAAGAGCTAACGGAACTCAAGGTTACCAAAAGCCTAAACAAATAAAAACAGATGAAATGTATTCTTTATGGTTTGAAAACTACAAAGGCCAGGTTAAAGAGTCAACAGCAAATAAAAATTATCAAATTTATAAAAATCATATCAAGCCTATTTTTGGTGAACAATATATGGATACTATTCAGGCAAAGGCTGTTCAAAAGTTTGCTGATCAAAAAGCAAAACAGATTGTTAAATATAAAGATGTGGTTAGACAATTAAATACTTTATTTGAACATGCTATTAGATTAGGATATATAAAAGATAATCCCGTTAGTAAAATTATTATGCCTAAAAACACTTCGCGACCTCGTAGAGATGTAGAACATAATGTTTATACTAGAAAAGAATTGGAAGATTTTTTATCTACTGCAAAGAAATATAATTTAAAAGTTTATACCTATTTTAAATTATTATCTTCTACAGGATTAAGAAAATCAGAAGCTCTAGCATTAACTTGGAAAGATATTGATCTCAAAAATAATCTTTTATATGTTAACCACACTCTTGCTCTCGGATTAGGAAATAAAGTGATAGTTCAGTCCCCTAAAAGTAAAATGTCAAAACGTAGTATTCCTATTTCTTTAGCACTAAAAAATGATCTTTTAAATTATAAAAAATCACAAAAAATATTATCAAAAATTATTTTTTCTACTGCTAAGGGAACTTATTTGACTTTAAGTAAACCTGATAGTTGGCTAACTTCTGTTTACCATGCTAACCCAAGTTTGAAAAAAATAACTATTCATGGCTTTAGACATACTTTTGCTACTTTATTGATTAGTGAAACTAATGTTAAACCAAAGACAGTACAAATGTTAATGGGACATGAAAATATACAAATGACACTAGATATTTATACGCATTTAACGCAGAAAAATAAAAATGATGCTATTAATTCAATTATGGCATTAAACTTATGAGTAAAAAATCGCACGGCATTCGCACGGCATAGAACTATAAAAAGAAAAAATTCAAGAGACGAAAATGTTGTTATATCAGTAATTCTAGACAATCATAAACCAAATGAAACCTTATTGTTAATCCCTGTACTCTCCTT